AAATACGTTCGCGGGCTCTACGGCTCCCGCCGTCGCGGCGTTTTCCGCCGCTTCATTGACCGTGGTTTCCATGTGTGTCCTCCCAGGCAAAAGCGAGGCGTCCGCCCCGCCCTTGCTGACCGTTTCAGGCCGTCAACGCCTATCTATGCAAGCGCCGTCTCCGGCGTAGGCATCTGTTCGATCTGCTGCAGCAACTGCTCCTGCTGTTCCTGCGTCTGTGCTGCTTCCTGCTGCTCCCCGGCTGGCTGCTGCGCTTCGGCCGCTTTGGCCAGCACCGTCTCCTTGCCGTCGAACACCATCAGCTCGACGGCCTGCTCGGGCGTGAGCATCTGAAGCTCGACCATTTTCAGAACCGTTTCGTTCTGCGTCTGCGCCTGCCAGCGGTTTTCCTGCTCCACCTTGATGCTGACGAAGAACTCGATCGGGACGTCGACGTCGTTTACGGTGGTGCGCTGCAGCATGGCGGTTTCAAACGTCGCGGTGACCTGCTCGCCGTCGCGCACAAGCTGCACCTCCCGCGGAAGGACGTTATATTCTCGCTCGATCTCGATCTCCTTACGGACGCACTCCTTGAACGTTTCGTACAGCAGCGCGGAAATCTGCCGGCTCCGCTTGCTGCTCATCTCCTGCAGAGCGTTGATCGCCTCCGCCGCCGTTACGCCGCCCGTCGTGTTGCCGCGGCTGAAATCGTTCGCGCCGCTGAAATCCTTCATGTTCTCACGTATGCGCGAAATATACTCGATCACGTACGCCGGCAGCGGCGGCGTGGCGAACCACGTCACGCCGTTCAGGCTCTCGCCGCGGTGCACCTCCTTCGACCAGTCGCGCAGGTCGTCCACGTCGAAGCCAGACGCCTCCGTTACAAGCAGCTTGTTATGCGAGGCCATGAGCGCGTTCTTGAGCACGATCTGGTCGAGCTTGTCTGAATACTTCTGCTGCTCGCCGAACTGGTCGACGAACCCCCAGCCGAGCGCGGTTGCCTTCCGACGAAACAGCGGCGTAACGAAAAACGGATACTCGCCGTCCGCGAAGTATCCGTCCGGCTTCGCGTCCCGGCTGTCCCCGAGCAGGATATGCCCGGCAAGCTGCGCCATATGGACGCGGTAGACGCCCGCCTCCCTGTCGTATTCGCGCCACCAGTATTCGATAAACAGCACGCTCTTCGTCTGGTCGTAGGTTAGTACGGTATCCTGCTGGGGCGCGAATTCGTCCACTGTGAACCGGCCCTGATAGTCCGGATACATCTGCTCCAGCCAGCGGATCGTACGCGGCGCCGTCTTGATCACCGCGCGCCCGTCCTGGATGTCCTCGGCCTGCGGGTCGAAGAGGATGTTCCGGCAGTCCACATACCGGATGAACGCGCCGCCGAGGCCGCGGTTTGCATGGACGTCGTAGCCGACCTCCTGCACGCAGTACCCGTCCGTCAGCAGGTCGTGACACGCCTTGCCGTATTCCCGGCGGTAATTCGCCGCGTCGTGGTTCTGCCGGATCAGCGCGTCGACCACGTCCGCGATCTCCTTATCGTCCGGATTCTCCGGCTGCACCACCGCCTGCGGCATGCGGTCCATGAGGTCGGCGGACACGTTCTCGATCGTCGACTGCAGCGCAGGCGTCACCGGGCGCGGCTCGTTCCGGTCCGTCGCCGGGATCCTGCTCCAGTGGTCGCCCCGGTACATCTCCTCGCAGCGGTCCAGCCGCTCCCACTCCGCCGCGTATGCCGAGCGATATTCCTGCAGCAGCGCGTACGCCGACGCGACCAGCTTGTCCTTGTCGATCGTCTCCCGCTTCCTTTGCTGCGGTTTTTCCTTTTTCTCAAACGGCCACATAGGCAATCCTCCTGTCGCCCGGATCCGCGCGCCGCGCGCCGCCGGGCGTTATTTACTGAAAAATCCGCCCTGCTGAGGCGGATTTCGATCGAAGGGGTCGTACGGTTTCGGTTTCGGCTTCGGCCTGATCACGGCCGGCGTCGGGCGCGACATGAGGCCGTAGCGCAGCGACTCGGGCGCGTGGTCCTCCAGCCCGTCCGCGACGTCTTCGACGAAGTGTTCGTCGTAGATCATCTCGGGCAGCGTGCGGATCAGATTCAGGCACGTTTCGAATACCTGCAGCCGCGGCTTTCCGTCGTCCATGTCGGTAAGGTATTCCCGCACACGCTGCCAGCCCGGCACGCGCGTATTGTCCGCCTGCGTCAGCGGCACGCCGTTTCGCGCGAACGTCTCGGCGATCGTCACGCCCTCGATGTCCGAATGCCCGCGTTCCTGCCACATATCCGGGGACGCGGCCGTGTAGGCGATCGTCTCGCCGGCCGACAGCTCTCGGATGCGCTTTGCGACGTCCCTTGAGAGTATTTTACTCTGGTACAGCTCGCGGTACACGAACACGCGCCCGTTCGGCGCGACGGCGTACCAGTGAATCGCGCACGGGTCCTTGTAGCCCCAGTCCATCGACCGGAACCGCCGCCATTCGGGCGGGATCTTGAACGGCTTTACGACGTGCTTATCATAATTCCATTCCGTGAAGTACTGCCCGGCGAAGATGTCCCAGTCCCCGAACAGGAGCGCCTGCTTCTCAACCTCCGGCAGCTGCTCGAGCCACTCGATATACTCCGGGTTGTTCTTCATGAGGAAAAGGTTGTCCTGCACCTTGGCCGGTATGAACCGGCGCGTCATCTTGTCGATCGTTACGGTCGTGTTCGGCGGCGCGACGGCGATGAACCGGGCCTTCACCCAGGCGTGTCCGATTTCACCCGGGTTCGTCGAGGACTTGATCTGCTTGGGAAACCTATTGCGGCCGCGCACACGCGACATCATGTAACGGTACTGATGCTCGGTGAAGTGCGTCAGTTCGTCGAAACGGATGATATCGTACTGCGCGGACTGATAGCGGCTCAGGTCCTTGTCCGTCGCCAGATACCCCAGGTCGATGATCGAGCCGTTCCGCAGCTTTCCGGTATGCTTGGAGGCGTTGTAACTCCATATCGACATGGGATACAGTTCCTCCACTTCGCGGAGCACCGATTTTTCCAGCTCGTCGTAGGTCTTGCGGAAGATGAGCTGCTTGATGCCCGGATACTCGAGGCCCTTGATGAACGCGTCCATGACCTGCCCGCGGGTCTTCCCGCCGCCGGCCGCGCCGCCGTAGAGGACCTCCCGTTCTGTCGCGCGAAAGAACTCCAGCTGCTTCGGAAATACCTGCCAGTCGAGCTGCATGCTACTTCACCTTCTCGGTCGAATCGATCACGTTCAGGTTGAGGTGCACGGTATTGTCCTCCAGCTCGAGCAGATGGCGGTCCCGCCAGGCGTCCGGACGGCGGTTCTTCAGCCAGAAGATCTGCGCGGGAACGTCGGCCTCGTGCCACCGCTTGACTTTAACGACCTTTATGCGCTCGGTCTCCGAAATCTTCTTCCCCGTTTCTCCGTACTTAACATCGCGAATCTTGATCGCCTGCTCCTCCTCGTAGAAGTAGCCGACCGCGTTCTTGTAGAGCGCGTTCTCGATCTCGACGTCGACGGCGTCCTTGGATCGGCGCATGTTGTCGGCAATCTCCGGATACTTCGCTTTCCAGTCGGAGAGCGTCGAGCGCGACACGCCCATCTTCCCGGCAATCTGCGCGTCGGTCAATCCGTCGCGCGTCCACGCCGCGACGAGCATGAGCCCGTCGTCAGACAGCCAGTATTCGTACCGCGCCCGCGCCATCTACTCCCCCTCCCCGCCGATAATAAAAGAGACCCGGGCGGGTCTCTCAATATTTCGCACAGCAGTTCTATAATCTGCTCGTCGCTATGCTTCCGAGTGCTTCTTGTATCTTCGAAACCCTAACAAAAGTAAATCAATCCGAAATTCTTATTTCCTCTTTCGCAAACAAAAAGGACCAAGAGCGGTTCCTTTTTGTGTTTTCAACACCGTTCGTACTATTGTTGCTTGTGTCTAATTTCTTATAATGTTATATTATGTAGTAAACTAGGTGTTTTTTGTATGAGATACCAGCTATTCGCGTGCATCTATCCCACACTCAAAGAACTCTACGGAAACCGGGTTGCCGATCATGCGGCGAACCGGTCGTCCGTCACGCCCGTCACCGTACACGAAGCGTCCTGCCTTCAGGACGCCGTCAAAGCGTTTGACGAGCTTGTCCGGCTTGAAAGTTACCTCATCAACTTCCCTCCGGTCTGGTATTACTTTCAGGTCCTTCCCGGCAGTAAGATCGTTCCCGTTTCCGAGAGTCCGGATATGGAATCCGCGAATAAGTAAAGAGACCCGGACGGATTGCCGTGGGTCTCTTGCTCATTTCACGCATATACTTTATCACGACTAAATGTAATTTTGTGTAATCTCTTTTATGAATCGGCGATTGACGTTTCGGCAATGACCTTCACTATACCTCGCGCCAGCCGCCACCTCTTTCCACTTTTTTCCCTCGCAGTACCGCAGACGTAAGACGATCTCCTGATTCGGCGGCAGCGCAGCAAGCGCAGGATCGACAGCCATTACCGCGCGCTCCAGCGTGATCATCTCGCCGGTGAGCTCGCTTTCCAACTCGTCGAGATCCGCGGCGTACTCCGCCAGGCGATCACGCGCGGGATCGCTGGCGCCGCACTCGCCGAGCTGGCGCTGCGTATACTCCGCCCGGGAGCGGAGGCGGTCGATCCGCTCCTGCAGCGTGATCACGCGCAGGCGCTGCCGACGCACGTTTTTGAGATCGTCAATCGTCATTTGCCCCTCCAAGATTTCAGAAGCGTATAAACGGTTCCCGTGGCACCTACGCGCTCCGCCCGACTTACCGGCGCGTTCTTATCGAGTACCGTCAGACAGTTGTTCAGCACATCGCGAAGGGAATCGTTTTCCGCTTCCAGCTTTCGAACATGCGCAAGCAACAACTTGAGCGGCTCCTTCATTGTGTTTGCCGTACCAAGCGTCAGTTCGAGACCCGCCACGCTTCGAATCGCATCTTGAGTCGTCATTTGCGCTCCTTTACAAACACCGTCTTCCGGCAATCGATCCATACCGGCGGCTGTGTGTCACCGCTCAATACACCGAGCCAGATCCGCCCGTGCAGCAGTGCGCGAACCCGCTCGCGGGAGTTCAGCGTCCAGCAGGATATACAGAGGCTGCCGTTGGTATAAACGTCAAGCGAGCTGCACTCCTCGTCCGTCATGCCGGCGGGCTTTGTCAGCACCCGATTTGCTTCGTCAAACTTGATCGCCTGCATTCTCATAATCCCCCTTCTCCGCAAATGCGGCCATTTCAACCGTTCCCGGATCTTCAGGTTCTCTCAGGTCGCACCGGCACATTGTACTGCGCAGATACCAGATCGCCCGCGAGTTTTTACAGTACCGGCTGCCGTCCTTCGGCCGAGTGAAAAAGCGGCAGCCCAGGCAGCTGCAGGGCGACTGCGAAATGATACCCACCTTCATGCCGCGTCCCTCGTTGCCCGATATCGCTGTACCGTAAACGTCACCAGCGCCGCATGGCACCATTCCGGCAGATCCGGGATGTCCGCATCATATCGCAGCAGCTGCGGCACGTAGGTATATGTCACCGCGGCGGAGGTGCGGCCCCGTGTGATCTTGATGACCTCGACCGGCACACGCGGCAGCTGCCAGCGATATGGCCGGATGCAGTCCGTACGCGTCGGCCGAAGGTCCCGCGCAAGGTCGATCATCACATCGTTGACGTATTGCGTCAGCAGCTGTCTGTCGACGTCTCCGATCTGCCGGCGTACAGCGCCGATGATCTCTTTCAGTGTCA